AAACGGATTGATACCAAAAGATATTAGAGTTCAATATAAAGTTACTAGAACTTGGGATCAGGAATATTTAAAAGGTATTAGAGATGACATTGGAAACTTTCCATTCAAGTCAACGTTTGTTGAAGACACAAGAGCCTCAAAGAAATTAAAAGATAACGATCCAAATACATGGGAAGTTATTGAAAGAGGATTGGTAACTAAGATTAATGAAAGACCTTACATATCTTTTATTGATCCACTCAAAACAGGAGAAGAGGAGTGAGCATATTGGAATCAGTAACAACAGGAATAAAAGTTCCAGCATTAAAACTTAATATTGCCGGGACTGATGGCATAGGTAAATCTACTTTTGCATCTAATGCACCTAAGCCTATCTTTATAAAGACAGAAGAGGGTACAAACTTTATTGATACTAACTCTTTACCATTGTGTAAAAGCTACGATGACATTGTTAAACAGTTGCAAGCTTTGTGCCAGGAGAAACACGATTACAAAACTGTAGTCTTGGACACCACAGATTGGGCAGAGAAATTAGTTCAAAAGAAAGTATGTGAAATACACTCTATTAAATCTATAGAAGCTTTAGGATTTGGTAAAGGCTACACAGAATCAGCTGAGTTATTTCATAGACTGCTACAAATATTTGATTTGCTAAACGAGAAGAAGATCAATGTGATCTTGCTATCTCATGTTGCTATACGAACTTTTAATGATCCAGAGCGTGAGCCCTACGATCGTTGGGAGATGAGTCTACACAAGAAGATATCATCCATGATAAAAGAATGGGTAGACTTTAACTTGTTTGCGAACTACGAGGTATCAACTCGTACTAGTGGACAGGGTTTTAATGAAACAACTAGAGGTGTGTCTTATGGCAAGCGTAAGTTGTTTCATAAATTCAGTGCAGCTTTTGATGCAAAGAGCCGAGTTGACTTAGGCAATGCGCCTTTGGAACTTGACTGGAATGCATTCATGACTGCTTTCAAAGAATCTATTAAATCTAAACTAAAGGAGAAAGATAATGTCTGATGATTTATTTAATCTGAATTTAACGGAAGTCGAAGAAAACGATTCCGATTATGGACCTATGCCAGCCGGTGACTATGAAATGGTTGCCTCTGGATGGGAATCTAAAAACTCTAAAACAACAGGACACAAAATGCTAAGTGTCACTTACGAAGTTGTTGGACCAAAGTATGCAGGTAGAAAAGTTTGGGAGAACTTTATGCTTGAAGGCAATGGTCTAAATGTCTCTAAAGGAAAGCTGAGAAACTGGAGAAAGGCCATGGGCATGAACCCGGACTTAGAAGCTTTCGGTTTAGAGGATCTTGAAAGCATGATGAATGTGCCCTTCAATGCTAACCTCAGAGTTGAGGAAGGCAGAGATAAGGGCGATGGTACGAAGTGGGAGGACAAGAACGTTATCGCTAAGTTTTTAGCTGGCGGTAGTGTGTCTGCAGCGTCTTCCCCTTCCCCATCTACAGCTTCATCATCTGACGATGATCCTTTTGATTGGGATAAATAATGCAAGCTGAACAATACAACTACCAACACCTTGATAAAACAATCTCTAGATTGCAGGGTGATATTAAAGGTGAAATTGTTTGTCTTGAGATCCACCAAACTATTAAGCAAGGTATCGTAGATATCATTGATAGGATGGCAGATAACCTTAGAACTGAAATAACAGAAATCATTTCAGGGAGAGAGGAAAACTAATGTTCATCGCAGAGTTAGAGAGATTAACAGAAGAAAATAAAAATCAGTTTAATTCTGTTGATGAACTTTCCGAGCGAGTAGCCAGTAAAATGCGTGGCCTGGGATACGCTTTGGCTACTCCTCGCTTTGTAAAAGATTATGTTATAGGTTATTTGAAAGCCCAAGGTAATTCAAAAACTTATAACTTAGATAATTATATAACATGACAAGCCCAGAGGTGTTCTTTTTCACCCCTCATTGAAAGCCTATGCTGTAACACCTCTGGCATTTTTTGGAGAAAAGATATGTCAATAGATAAAAGAGAGGCGAAAGCCCTCATCAATGTAATGGAGTCTTTGCTTGATTCGTTAGCAACTAGTTTTGATAGTTTGCCTACAGCAGTCGATAAGACAGTAAAAGATGCTAAACTAACTTTATTAAACGTAGATATAACCGATGAAAGACAAAGAAAATTCCCTAAACTTTTTAGATAAAACAACCTGTGAAACTGTCATGGAAGACATGCAGTATTGTATAGATGATTGGTCCAGAAGGGATTTGGATACACGTGCAGCAGTCGTAACTCTTACTAGGTTCGCTGTTGATTTAGCATTTAAATATTCACATACGCCACACGATGCGATGCAGTTGCTTACAACGGTAGTCTACGATAACTTAGAATCTTTTGAATCAGATGAGTTGGCTAGGCTTTTGTCGCACAGTGATGTACAAAAGACTACAGTTCATTGAAGCTAAGATATTACCAACGCAACGCTATTGATGCTCTTCACCATTGGTTTGAAACCAGGCCAATAGAAGACCATGCATTAATAGTACTGCCTACTGCAGCAGGAAAGACGATTGTCTTTTCTCATTTCATCAAAGAAGTATTAGCCAAAGATCCAACCGCTAGGTTCTTGGTCATGGCTCATAGAAAAGAATTAGTATCTCAAGCAGAAAAGAAACTCAAGACAGTATGGCCTGAAGCTCCTACCGGGGTGTTAGCTGCTGGCATGAAAAGGTTTCAGCATAATGCTCAGATACTTATCGCTAGCCGTGATACGATCGCCTCAGCTAAACGCTTAGAAAAAGTTGGAGCATTTGATTACATGATTGTAGACGAAGCTCACAACGTACCTCCTAGTTCTTTTACCAGATACAAGAAGATCATTGATACCTTGCAAGAAAGAAAGCCTATGAAAGTTATGGGTTGTACTGCAACACCGTATCGTATGGGGCAGGGATACATATATGGCAATAGGAAAGATCATTTCTTTAAAGACATAGCTTACAGTGCAACTATCCCGGAGCTGATCCAAGCTGGGTATCTTTGTAGATTATCTGCGTTTGCTGTGAATGATGATGCCATTATTGATGCAAGTTCTGTAAGTGTTAAGTTTAAAGGTGGTGATTTCAGGGAGAAAGAATTAGAAGAAGTTGCAATGGTTGACACTACTATTATAGAAGTGCTTAACGATTGGATAGATAATGCGTATACTAAAGGAAGAACAGCTACTGTGTTTTTCTGTGTATCTGTGTTGCATGCTGAAAAGATGACTCAGTATTTGAAACAGTACAATATCAGTGCTGCTTGTGTCACTGGGGAAACGCCCAGCCAACAGCGAGATCAAATACTTGCCGACTTTGAGTCAGGCAAGCTACACGCAATCTGTAATGTGGGTGTACTCACTGAAGGCTGGGACGCACCGAGGACAGATTGTATAGCATTACTCCGCCCAACACAAAGCATTGGACTCTACGTGCAAATGTGCGGCCGTGGCATGAGACTTCATGATGACAAAGAAAATTGTTTGCTCCTAGATTACGGTGAGAACATTGCTCGTCATGGCTGTCTAGATGAAGTACAACCTGGCGAGGAGCTTCCCGGAAGATACAAACCAAAGATCTGCTCTAACTGTAACAGTATTAATTCACGATCTGCTAAAGCATGTATTGAATGCGGTCAAGTATTTGAAGCTACACAATTCAAAGCTTTATGGACTAAGAAAGAAAAGGAAGCAGCCAAGCGAATCAAAGCAGATAGACAAGCTGTGTTATCTGACGAAAGAATGGCAGCTATGCCAAAGAACAAACAAGTCACTGATATCTACGCTACAGTATCTAAGTCACAGAATGGCAATGAGTATTGTCAAGTTATTTTTACAGTTAAAGATGAATTCTTTCCAAAGAAAATGCCATTGATGTTTGGTCATCCCAAAGCACATAACATGGCAGTTAATAAATGGAAAAAGATTACTACTAAATGGGGATCACCTACGCAACCATGGATGGCAGCAGAACTAATCAACAACGGAGCATTTGATACAGTCTCTGAAATACTTGTGCAAAAACAAGGCAAGTATGAGAACGTCATAGGAATTAAAACAAAAGAAGATAAGGAAATATTATTATGAACGACATCAACCATTTACTAGACGATGTAGAAAGAAACCAAGAAAGGCATCAGCGTTTTTATTTAGGGATCAGTCAGATAGGAAATCCTAATAAGCGTTTATTGTGGATGCGCTGGAGATGGTTAATGCCAGATGATATGGAGCCAAGAGTATTGCGCTTGCTTGATCTAGGTAATGTGGTTGAAGATCATTTGATAGCCAAGCTTAGACAAATACCTAACGCCGGGATCTTTGATGTTGATGAAAGGGGTAGGCAGTTTGAAACCAAAGCATTGGGTGGCCATGTCAAAGGACACATTGACGGTGTGGCTAGGAACTTGCCAGGCCTAGATAAGAAGCACCCATACTTATTAGAATTCAAAACAGCTAACGATAACAGATTTAAAAACTTAAAAGATCTTGGTAGTTATTGCGAGTGGTCCGAAGAGTATGCTGCTCAAGTGCATCTTTACATGGGCTTATTTAATTTTAAACACTGTATTGCTATTGTTTATAACAAAAATAACTCAGACTTATATACAGAGATAATTGAGTTTGATAAAATCGCCTTCGATTCTTTGATGGAAAAAGCAAAGAATATTTTACTGGCAGAAGCTCCACCTGATAATTACATCCCGGAAACGGATTACCGTATCAGAAGCTTTATGTCTCCAGCACAACAGTCTGCTTACTTGGGTAGGACATTGCCAGAGAATATACATTGTAGATCATGCAGGTTTGCCAAAGTTGATTTAGAAAAATCTAACGGAGCCTGGTTTTGTAAGAAGCACGAAAAGCATATACCAGAGAAAAGACAAACCATGGGATGTAAGAATCACAACTACATACCAGAGTTAATTGATGCTCATGTTATGGAAGTAGATGATGATAAAGTTTTATATCAAAAGGGTGATGTTCAATTCTATAACGTAGAAGAGAACTCAAACTGTAGAGGCAAGAACTATTACTCCAGCAAAGAACTTATAGAAGTATTTAACACAGGCGATCCAATAGGATTTATCAAAGCTATAGACGGGATAAAAAATAAGTTTGATGGAACAGTTAAGAAGGTTGAGAAAGAATGAAGAAGTTACTAAGCTTTCGGTTTTTTTATTACAAGTATTTCTGTGTCTGGGTATAACGCCTCTACTAGTTTTTTCTTCAGTCTAAACATAGGCGTTTCAATTCCCTTCGTATCTTCTACCACAGTGTTATCTGCGCTGTTGACGTATCTGAAGTCAGCTTTATAAAGACATATCTTTTTACCGTTCACCTCGCAAGGATACGGCGGATGTACCTCTATGTTAGATATCAAGCCTTGTGCTTCTAATTCTTTTAAATGCGTGTACCTAGCGGCCTCTAACTTACTATCAAAAGTTATGCCATCAAGTTTTACTTTCTTTGCGCCGTATTTGTTATACAAAATTTAAGGTGTTCCTAAAAGTTTTTTCTCTTCTTCTTCTCGGAGTACTTGTCGTGCTCTCTCTGCTCTTATATCTGGTGTTATATATTGACCTGTTAAACCCTGACTTAATTCTTCTTTGGTGTAATCAAACATTCCTTTGCTAACCGGTTGTGCTACTCCAGTCAATGCTCCTGTTTCAGCA